ATTGGGTGAGAACGAGACAATACAGCAATTACGACGGCGCGTAGGGCTCAAAACAGATCTCAGCGTGAACGAACAAAGAGTGAGTGCGGTCTAAGATAGGATCGTAGTAAATTTTCTTAAATGCGGACCCAGCTAACGGAAGTTTGAACAGCATCTGCTCCATTTCGTTCCGGTAGTCGGGCATTTCTTCCGTTATAAGGTAATTAAGTTCTGTCTCTACACGCTGAGATTGTTTTAATTTCTCAGGAGTCATCTTACCCACGATTTTTGACTTCACAGGGCCAGCCGCAGGCATAAGTTCACTCATAGCTTGCGCTTGGAACCGTACTACAGCCTCAGTAAGCATAGGATGGTACACCCCAGAGGCTCCCTGCCAAGGTTGTGCGCGATCTTCGACCTTCATGCCCAGCAAATCTAGGCCGTTTATGTACGATGTGGCCCACTCTTTGCGTGATGCGCGGTCATTATCGAAGTCCTCTACCAATTCAGAGGCCATGCTCTCCAACATCGCGTCCTCAATAGCCTCGGCTAGGTTCGCGTTGTGGTCTTCCATAGCTGCATCAAGGTCATCATCAAGTCCGGGACTACCAAAGTTTATAACTACAGACCCATCATCCATCTCGACTTCGACTGCGCTATCCGCATCGGCTATGACTTCTACCTCTAAGTCAGGGGTCTCACCCATCAACTCAATCTCATTGGGAGTCATCATTTTTTCAATTGCCATGTCGGGCCTCGCTACGATGTTTCTTTTGTATCTCTAACAAATAAATGTGTCCTTGTCGATGTGAGGGTGCCCTATAGGTTGGGAGGAAACCCAGAACACCCCCACGGGACGCGGCGAGCGTCCTATAGGCGTAATACCAAAACTCGCGTGATAAAGCCAGCATGTTAGTAATAGTCTGCCCTCTGTGGTATTTCAGGTTCATCATCCCACACATCGGTAGGTAGTCGTATGAACCCACCCTGTCTAAAACGCAACAACGCCATAACTGTAGAGTCAACTTGGTCATCGTTGGACATAAACGGAAACCCAGCTATTTCTTCTACTAACTCTTCTGCCCATCGTTTAGCGGGAACCCAACACAGCTCTGACCGTATTATGTCAGCCACAGAGTTAAGACGTGCCATCTTATCGCCCGACCCACGGTGAGGTGTGTACTCCTGCACAGGCAAGTCCATACGTCTCATCTCTTGATACAGGGCTGACCCCGATGACTTCTTTTCCACGATGAACGCGTCTGGTTCCCAATCGTGGTATTCCCGTACAGCCAACTCTTTTAGCTCTGGAAACTCCATACGCTCTTTTATAGCGTTCAGCAGGATGAGGTTGTGCATCTCCTCTTCTTCGTTGAAGAACACCCCCCACGTTGTCAGCGATGTATAGTCAGCGCGGTTGTGTTTCTCGGCTGCAGCATCAAGTGACATTATAATATACTCACAGTCGGGCGGATCATCATCAGCCCATATGCGCCACCACTCACGTTTTATGATAGACGCTTCTTCTGCTGTAGGTGTCTGCTGGTACTGTGCGTTCCACTGAAACGAAGGCATAGATGACTTCGTGCGTAACAGCGCCTCTAAGTCAAAGAACTCAGGCCACAGTGGTTTCTGTATCGGCTTACCGTCATCATCTTCGGAGTCTAGGATGGCGGGGAACTCTATAATCTCAAACTGATCTGACTTCTCGTTCTTGACCATATCAGCGGTCACACGACCTGTCAGATCGTCCATGTGCCAGCGCGTCTGTATTATCGCTACTGAACCTCCCGGCATAAGACGAGTACGCGCACCAAAGGTGTACCACTCGTATGCTCTCTCAAACACAGAGAAGTTGCCGTTGATAACGTCTTGTTCTGAGTGGGGATCGTCAATGAGCAGGAGGTCAGCGCCTCGACCAGCAAGAGCAGAGCCAACACCACACGCATAATACTCACCACCAAAATTCGTATTCCACCGCCCCGCAGACTTACTATCTACCGCTAGTTTAACTGTGGGGAATATATCCTTAAAGTCATCTAGGGAGATGAGGTTACGTACCTTACGCCCGAAATCCACAGCGAGGTCTGTGGTGTGCGACACCATCATAACCTTCTTGGTAGGGTTACGCCCTAAGAACCACGCTGGGAAATATATAGATACTAGCTGTGACTTGCCGTGACGTGGGGGTATGTTGACACAGATACGATCCTCATCTCCCGCCTCAATTGCCATCAGCAAATCAGCGAGTATGCGATGGTGACGCCCCACAATATAGTCAGGCTGCATCCGCTTGCAGAACTCTATGAGGTCATCGTAGGCAGTCTTGTTACGCTTACGTACCCCTAGCTCTTCTACTAGCTTGTCTATCTCGGCTATTTCTTCGTCTGAGAAGCTGTCCAAGTTGTCCAGCATGTGCTGAACTTCATCCTCGGAGAAGCCCACATTATCCTTCATCGTCTAACCCTAGCTCGGCGTCTATGTCTATGGGCGTATTATCGACAGGTGTGGCGTCTATGATCTCGGCATCTTCTACATCATCGTCTGGTGTGACATCTACGAGCTTAGTTAACTTATCTCGCAGTCTATCTCTGATATCGTCTGTAGTCTGGTGAGTGACAGTTACTTCGGTCTTCTCGGCAAACAGCCCCACGTCTGAGACCTTACCTAGTAGTTCTAGTGCGCGTATACGTATCCGTGCGTCTGGGTTCTCGGTCTCTTCGATTAGCTTGTTTGTGACTAGGTGCCTTATCTGTGTACTACTCTTAACGACTGAATGACCAAAATCTTTAAGGATTCGATCAGTTAAAAGTAACGTAGCAGGCGTCAGCGCCGCCGTTCTCTTCGGCGTGGCCTTCTTCGTAGTCATAATAGGGTCCGCAGCAAACGCAGTGGCTATCTTAGCAGCGTTGTCTTTGTCCTCTGCCGTGACCTGTATATCTAGCCCATGTGATGCAAGCAGCTTGGATGTTTCTGCAGCGGCAGATATTCTATCGGCCAACTTAATCTTTGTCGCTGAATCGGGCAGAGGGATACCTACCTCTGGCTCTACAGTTATGGTCACTTGTATAAGTCCTCTATAAACTTAGCCAACTTAGCATCTTCTATATGCTTTGTCTGCTCCCGTATAAGTTCTTGCTGTTTCTCTATCTCAAGAAACTGCCGATCCAGTTCAGATGGCACGGGGAAATTTAAGACTTTATCTAGGTATACACCCTTACGCACAGCATCACGTACCGAGTTTAACTTTAAGGTCATAGCAGTGTCCTCCAACACGTATAAAATTTTTTTACACTATAATAATATTTTTGGGTAGGGGGGTTTTTCAAGTAGGGGGGTGGGTGATACCCGTGCCTAGCTTTTGATACCCGTGCCTAGCGTCGAAACGTGTGGAAACGTAAAAAGTTTGTCTGAATTAGTATTATATACAGTGGTGCGCCAGACTGTCGATCAAGGGGGGTCAGGGGGTGGTGGGGTCTGGCTATGCTTGTTTTTGCGATATGGGGCTAGTTTTCCCATGGTATCCAATGCTATCCAATATCATTTATTAGTTATAGCAGACAGCGCGCCTCAAAACCTGCATAAAGGTTATATCGAAAGGCCAAACGGTTTCGCTGTCTGGTGTCTTTCGATTATCGGAGGTTTCCCAACATGGGTAAATCAACTACAAGCGTGGCCGCTGTTATCGCCATCACTTCAACTCAGTTTTCGGAGTTGTCAGCACTTGGTCTCTTGGATGCCAAGGCTGAACGCGGTCAAGGTGAAAAGCGCGGCGCGCTGATCACATGGTGTATCAAGCACGGTGTCAACACCGCGAACCATTCTGGCAGCGGTGCAAAGCGTTCATTGTCTACTGAGCAGGTCAAACTGTTCAAGGGTGAAACACTTATCCATCGCCTCAGCGATGAGGCGCAGGCCTTGTACCTTATGGGTGGCAAGAAGGCAGCGGGCGCAGTTGCACTTGACACTGACGGTTCGACTTACACCGAAAAAGGTGTCAAGAAGGACTTCCGGTTTTATGACCAGAGGTTGAACTCGGTTCTGAAAGACATTCAGAACGGGATCGAGGGGCGCAAGGTGAAAGCCGAGCGTGTCGCATCTGGTGGTAACGGCACCCGCGACCTCGTTACCTTCATTAACGATGAGGGTGGCAAGGCCTACAAGCGGTCCTTTAAGGACGAAGGCATCAACTTGCCCGAGGGCAACGATGTTGAGGGCCTGCAGGGCAAGATCAAAGACCTTCTGGTCTATGTGGGCGGTACGATCCCGGTCATCAAAGACTAACACCAACGACCTCGGCGGCAACGCCGAGGTCAACTAGCCTTACTGACAAGCATCTCACATGAGGGGCTTAACGTGACGCTAGGTCACACAGGAGAACTACAATGAAGAAATCACC